GACATAAGTATGTAATATAGATGTCTAATAAATTATACTCATTTGGATTGTATAATTTAGACAGATTATAAATATTTAACTCCATAATTTTCACCTCCTATTATTACTTACTGATAAAATTTTAAAATTACTTTTTATTTTTGAAATTTTTTTAAAAAAATAACAATAATAATATATAAAGGTGATTGAATGAATCCAAAAGAGAAAAAATTAAACAAAGCGGTAGAAGAACTTAGAAAATACGATAAAATAATTAAAAGTCTTAGAAAAAGCGGAGATAATGAAAAGATACTATTTTATGAACAAAAAAGGAATAAACAGAAAGTAATAATAAAAAATTTAAGGAGTTATCTTAATGAATAAATAAAAAAGCCTAGATTACATTGTTCTAGGCTTTAATATATATTTACATTTAATATATCTATAATGCACGTTAATAACTTTTCCATACCCAGCATCTAAAACAAGATATGTAGGCATCGCAAATAAAACGGGATATTCCATTCGTGTGTCCAATTTATTCATGTCTAAATCAACTGCATTGCGTTTCAAATATACTTTATTCATAATAAATGCCTATCTGATTTTCTAATTCAGCTGATAGTTCAAAATATTTTTTATACTGCCCTTGATAATAATCTCTATCGCATTGAGTATCTTGTAATTCTTGTTTTGTTAATTCTAGATTGGTTTTTAGGTTTCTAGTGGTTTGTTTTTCTTGTACTAGGGCTATTCCTAGTAATAATGATAATAGCGCTAGAGCGACTAAAACAGATACTTCTATACGTTTCATTACTATACCTTTTTTAGATAATCGCCATTTACCCAACCTGACGGAATCTTAGCCCAATTACCGTTCCATTTCGAAACAGTAACACGAGTTCCCTTGTTTAGACATCCGTCTTTATCATAATCATGTTTTTTTGCATCAACTGTTAATTCATTATATGTTTTTCTTCTATAATTTTCTCCAGGACCGGTACGAACACTTAAATCATTGGCAGTTACTTCATAAGTACCTAAAGTGTTTGATGTGTTATTAGAACTTACTTTTTCAGTATATTCTAATTTAACCCAACAAGTACCAGTATATCCCCAACCATTTTGTTCTTTTGAAATGTTTAAGATTGTTCCTTTGACATAAGCAGTAACCTTGCTTCCTGAAGTGCTTGGAGTAGAACGACCGTTCAATCCTGAGTTTGCAGTAACTTTTACTTTATAATTAACCGAAAATCCGCTAGAAACTCTTTCAGTATATTCAGCAGAAATCCATCCTTGACTGATATGTAGCCATCCATTAGATTCTATATCAACAGTAACTACTGTTCCTTTAGCTAATGCAGTTACTTTAGAAGCACTAGCAGAAGCAGCAGAACGAACATTTAATCCACTATTTGCAGTAATTCTTACTTGATAATTTACTGATGTGCCATTATCTGGTGTTGGTTGTGGCAATGGTTGAGCATTTCCATCAAGGTTTGCTTGCACCATATTTAAAAATCTTTGCCACCCCATATCTAGTGTTCTATGTGGACAATATTTATCAGCAAAATCTTGATGCTTTTTAACTTTATCAATTCCCCATCCATGAGCCTTTAAGCCATCTGCGATAAATTTTGCTGCATTTTGTTCAGCTTTAATAAATCTGTCTCCACCTGATTTAGAATAACAGATTTCTACATGAATACCGTATAAATTTCCCTGTCCTTTTCCACCGTCACCGCTTGCAAATGCACTACGATCTTCGGGTAGTCCTTGAACAGCTTCTACATCATCAATAGCCCAATGAAATGATACTTTGTTATTATTCCCAATCATATATGAAACTTCATTTTTTGCTGGAGCATCATTATATGTGTTATGAACCACGTAAAACTGCGGTGTTCTTTCGTAAGGACATTTAATACTGTATTTACCTGCATTTACTAAATTTTGTTTGATTTCCATGTTATTCTTCCTCACTTTCATCTTTATTCAGCTGCACTAATGCATCTTTTAATTTATCAGGGATTTTCACTCCTAAATTAGAAACGTTTTCTAATAAAGAAATTCCCTCATTTGCGATGTAGAAGTAACACACAAGTGTACGAAATACCCATGTGCCAGTATTCATTAATCTATCTAACATCACTGCTACAATTAAGATGACAAGGATCATAAATTTCTTTACAAGTCCTTTAAATCCAACTTCACTGTCTAACAGATTGTTTTGGTAGGCAACGATTACACCAGTCACATAATCTAAACACATAAATACAATTAAAATACCAATTGCTGCATCCCAGCCCCCGAATAAATACGTAAAAAAAGTAGCCACAACAGCTACAGTACTATTAAATACTTTTTCCATTTTTTTCATTTTCCTCACCTTCGGTTTAAATTTTATTGAATACAGTTGTCATCGAATCAGCAGATTAGTGCACTAATTCTTCATGCCCTAACTCGATTAAGATTTTTTTAACTTCCGCTTTTAACGCTTGAGGTACTTTGTCATACGTTAATTTTTCATCTAAAATACGATATACTAAAAAGTTAGCCATTTTACTCACCACCCATCATTGTTAAAATTAAATCTTGAACCGCTTGTGCGGTTACTTCTTGTTCTCGTTTTAATATTTCTAATTCACTTGGTTTGTTTAATTCCTCAAGTTCTTCATATGTATAAGGAATATAAACATAAATATCTTCGTACTCGTCAAACGCTTCTTGAGGGGCTTGATAAGGAACGTCAATTATTTTTTCAACATCCTTACCACCGTTTGGATATTCCGCAATAGTTTCGTAGTGCCATTGCTCTTTAATTTCTTCTACAGCTTCGTGATGTCTAATAAATAATTTATCCAGTTCCAAATGTCCTTTATTTAAATCATATTCTTTTAATTCCTGTGTTTTATCTTCATTGAAAACTCTCATATCTATCCCCCTTTAAGAAACACGTTTCCACATATATACTAATATCGTAGGTTGTATATTTTCTGCATCACCATCACCAGTATAACCAGTTCCATTACTAAACTTTGAAACATCTACCCCCTGATAGTTCCAATCTGTACCCGCACCATTATTTCTACGTCCGTCACTGTTCCAATACATATGTTGGTGCTTTTGCAACCACTTACTACCAATTGTTTTACCTGCACTTTGGTTAAAACTAGTTTTTGTGTTTGTATCATCATCTTCCTCATTGATACCAGCTGGTGTATACCCTTTTATGCGCTCCCATGTACCACCAAATAAAGACGCGGGCGAAGTTGAACTCACACTCATATAAATAGCGCCAACAGGGTAAATATCATCTTTAAGTGCTAAATCTTTAAATACATAACTTGTTCCTTCTTTGTATACCCATTGCGGCTTTTGATTCTTATCATAACCATACAAGCAAGCTACTAATTCATCAGAGCCCAGGGCCAATAAACCACCTCGTACAGTCCCAAATGCCTGTTTATATCCACTGGCAGTATTAATTTTAAAGTAAAGAGCATCTATATTAAAGTCACCATCCATAGTACCGCCTTTAGTTGAAATGAATTTAGATTTCAGTGAATTTAAAGCACGTTTTAATTTGAGTGTACTTATAATTTTATCGTCCATATTATTCACCTACCCGAAAATTTCTGTAATTATAGCATCGATATCTGAATCAGTAGCATAACTCATACCATCTAACTTTGTTTTATCATCTTTGCTCATTAAACCGTTTGCGGTAGAACTGGCTAAACCGTAAGTTGTATCTTGTGCGGGAATGCCTAAAGCCGTAATATCTGCTTTGGTAACCGCAGCAGCCTGGCTGATATGTCCCGTTGCATCTACAACAATTTTATATAACCCGCTTGCACGGCTTGTATAGGACGGGTGAGTATAGTTATTAAGAGATGCTAATTTATTTTTTTCAGCCGTAGTATAATCGTTTGTACTAAGCCCTTTACCGCTGACTACATCAACTTTAGCTGCCAGCTTGGTATTCATTTCGGCTTCTGTATAATAACGGTCATCATGCGTATGTGTACTTGGTGGAAATGTACTCGGTTTCCCCGTAACACCGCTCCAAGGCACACTTGTAGCAGCACCAGCAGTATAAACCTCATATCCCTCATCAGTAGATAATTTTGTATCATCTACAACGAAATACATCAGACCCGTAGCAGTGACCTTAACCGTATCGCCAACTTGTACTGTTGCAGTGGTTAAGGCTTTACGTGCGGTATCATCAGCAACAACTATACATCGTTCCAATGCCCCTTTTGGCATTCTTTCGATATCAATAACACCGCTTATAATTTTTCCAGCATCAATACCCGTAATATCCGCATTACCATGTTGATGTGTTTTGTTAGCTTTAGCATCTAAAGCGTTTTGTGTAGCAGTAGAAACAGGTTTGTTTAAATCGCTTGTATTGTCTACGTTACCAAGTCCCACTTCGCTTTTTGTTACATTCCCCCAGGCAATAGAGCCAGCGGCAGAACCAGCTTTTAAAACTTTCCCGTTATTTGTTGTTCCCGTTGCTGGGACATGTTTATTACCATCGCCCGTTGGGTGTGTATAATTATTAAGAGATGCTAATTTATTTTTTTCGGTAGTTGTATAATCATTTGTAGACAACTGTTTTCCATCTACCTTATCAACTTTGCCATTAAGCAGTAAATCCTCTTTAGCAGCTAACTGCTGACCGAAATCAAGTAGATTATCGGTTGTAATAATTTTACTCATCTGTTTATCTTCCTCCGTTTATATTTTCTATAATACTGTCTATATCTTCATTACTTGCAAAATTGTAACTCGGTCTCAAATTTGGAGTTATTATTTCCTTAAATCTATCAGTTACTTTCAATTTGTAAGTTTCAACATTATCCTCCACTACGTCAACAATTGGACTAAAGCCATCGAACTCACCGTCATTTACTCTTTTCTCTAAATCTTCTATCGCATTAAGCATCTTATCATAAAGAAATTCTAAATTAGGGTCTATTGGAAGTTCTTGTACTTCGTTCGTAAAGGTCGCTTGAACTATTTCCAAATTAAAAGGATTCATGACTCTTACACGACCCTCATTATCCCTAATCACCAGTTGACAAGTATACGTACCACTCCACTTTGTTAAGTCTTCTGTTACTATAAATTGATTTCCCCTAAGCGGTACATCTTTTATTGTCTTTCTTTGGTATGTTATTTTAAGATTATATTTGTATCCCTCTTTAAATAAATCATCATTTAGAAATCTTACAATGGTAACTTCGTTATCATACTGGTTGGCGACTTTTCGCGTAGTTATAGTGGAATGATCAATTTTTAAACTAATATCAATATAATTAATCATACATACCTCCTAACCAAAAACTTCTATAATCATTTCATCAATATCTGCATCAGTTGCATAACTTAGATTACCGGCACTTGGCATCGTAAAATCCAGTACGGGAGCTTCGGGAGTCCCACGTATTGTTACGTTAGGGTTGCCTAATGTAACATTTCCTATTGTGATATTAGGTGTTGCACCCGTAGCACCAACAAAATCACCATTTAATAACTTGGTATTTATTTCAGTTACTTTATCATTACAACTTTTTATTGCTTTTGCGGTATCATTTTGTCGCTTTATCTCATTTGTTTGGCGGTTAGTTTCATTTTCATTTACAGTATTCTCTAATGTATTAAGTTCATTGAATTTGTTATCTAAGGCGGTTTGTTGTTCCGCTACCTTAGTCTGTTGTCTCACCGCTTCTTCAATAGCGTTTTGGATATCTTTTTTCATTTTATCAAGATCGGGCTTAATGTTTTCATTAGTCCAATCTTCACACAACTGTATAACAACTTGTTGCCAGCTTGGTTTATTGTCTAAAAATTCACCATCGCCAACACTTGCAGTTATTTTATATACTATTGGGTTGGTTTGTATTACCTCACTATCACGCGCAAAAGAAAAAGCAATAGCGATATATCCATCTAATCTAAATGCTTCTTTAGGAAGTTTAAAAACCCCATTGGAATCAATTGCAATAGCATTAGATTTTGTATTTCTATTACTTTCTAAAAATCTATTTTTAATATGTTTAAAAAATGGTGTACAAACATAATTATTATATGTTGTATCTCTAATTAACTTCATTTCTATATCACCACTATACTGTGATGGTATTTTTTCTAAATCATACGTTAGTTCTAAACCTTTTTGTGTAATTGTACTAAATATCATTTTGCGCCTCTTTCTAACGCTTCAATACGCTTATTTTGTTCTTGTACACACTGTATAAGTGCATTTAATATATTTTGATAATCTACACCGTAATAACCATTTCGATCTTCATGCAAAAAATATTTTGAATATGTTTTATCCGTGTAATAATTAGCAATTATACCTATTTTATTTTTATCACCATTAATATAATCAAATTTCTTTATTTCCAAATCGTATATGAATGATGTATCTATATCATCAATATTTCTCTTCAATCGCCTATCTGACTGATTGAGTATGCTTCTTCCGTTCATATTTAGCGTTTCATAAAAATCTATACTGTTTTCCTCTATTCTTATATTGGAAAATGAAGAACTTCCTCCTCCAGGGGGATTTTTATAGAATCCAATATCAATACGTCCGCCTTTTGCTCCAATAATTCCTAAAAAATCTTTTTTATCCGTATCATCAGAACTTCCAATTAAATCACCTACATATATTCCATGATTGAAAGGATTATATATTCCGATGCCACCGTCAAACATTTTCGCACCTAAATAACCCGTTTCTTTGTTGTATGTGGATACACTTGGATCGCTTGAATCCAATATAATTCCTGTCGTGCTCCCACTTGACAATGATGTACTATCCATAGCCCAACCGCCAATCATTCCTAAATTAGCAATAATTTGAATACCTTGTAAAGTCCCAGCCGTTATATACTCCGCATTAAACGAACCGTCAAGAGTCCAAGCCGTCTTATATTCACCATTAACACCGTTAGAACTAAAGCCTATACCGTTTTTATTAAGTCTTAAAACTTTCGTTGCAGTTTTAACATCATCGGTATCCATAAACAACATATCAGTAGGTTCACCCTTATCATTAAAAATATAAGCGATATTTCCCCCACTTGCACCCGTTATTAAATCAGTCTGATGTTTTATTTGATCTAAAATAAACTGCTTATTAACAACTAATTGACTTGTAACGTTGTTTATATCTCTATTATTAGATATAGCAATATCGCTAGATGTTTTTATTGTTTTATCTAATGTCAGCTTTGATTTTGATGGGTCTATGTAATTTTTTTCTAAAACTGTACACATGAAATAATCATCTAATTTATGTGGTTGTGAAATACACTTAATCATATCACCCTTTTTAATTTTAGTTATGTTTACATCAATCAAGTTTAGATCAATGGCGGTAATTGTAAGTGACAAAGACATTTTAGTTAATTCGGGTAAATCTTTTAAAGCACTTTCTTTTAGATTAGATGGTAATTTGGTATCTTCATATGTTTTAGTTCCAAATATCCAGCCATACATATTTACCGCTTCTTGATCGTAAACATAATTTTTACCATCATTGATACTTTCAATAGTGATTGGGAGTTCAGTTGCTTCATCTTTAGCGCCTAATGGGATCAAAGCAGTTATCAAATCAACCGATGTGATATAACGCTCCAAATCAAGAATATTTTTCTTAAACTCTATCTTTTGCGAGTTGTAACTGTCATAATCCTTAACGTAATCGATATAATTGTTCCCATTAAGTTCTTTATAGTCTAGATAACCACCTAATCTTTTTATTAGTTTTTCTTGTATGTTTGTCATAGTATTAGGATAATCATTGTCAATTCTATAAGCGTTATCGGTGTTATTCGTCACATTAACCGTGCCAATATAAAATTTTTTCTTATCCTCAACAACACTGTTATGATAATTAATCTTATCTACCAAATAATCACGTATTGTTGTGTTGTGATACTCTTTTGGCGGCTGAATACTGTCGTTCAGATAGCCTAATACACTTTCACAATTAAAACACCGTATGCCGTCTATCGTATCGCTAGTGTCAATCACACGTCCCTTAAACATAAGTAAATTGCTTTTATCGTCGATTTCATATAAACGTAATATCGAGTTGAGTTTTTCTATACTGTCATACAACGGGTGATTAGGCAAAATAGAAAATGTTAAGGTATCCGCGGTATTTACCTTTTGTTTAAGTTTTAGCGTTAAACATCTAATATCTTGCGTTGTTGTATCATGTATTAATTCATCATCACAATATAATTTAATAATCATAATCTTTCCTCCCCCGTTATATAATGCTTTTTAAAAGGATTGCAAACAAATTTAACGGTTAACTTATTTACCAAATTATCATCACGTAGATTTGGTTCTATGCTGCACCGACCCGTATACCAATATTCACTGTCACTTGTAATAGAAAACATTGCTTTTTGCCCATGAAACAAATTAATTATTTCATCGATATACTTTTGCCATATATAAGTCGTTTCTATGCTATCTATCTCGATTTCTGCATTGCGCTGATTATATGTAGGCTTTCCATAAACTTCCGTTAAATCTACAAAGGTATTAGAATATGGAATAGATACAATGTTGGTAACCACTTTCGGAGGTGTAATACTAAAGCTAAGCACTCTCATATCGAATAGCTTAGCTAAAGAGTATTCTTCATCGCCTAATTTAATTATTAGATCAACAATTCCATTACGCATTGTACCGCCCCTTTCTTGTTGTTTCCTTTCCTATTTCTTCGTCTACAGTTTCTGTTACAAGTCTACCAACTGGTTGTTTATCCATTTCAACCGACATATTTACTTTAGACATACTATTAGCTAAACGATCATAATCGATAAGATCATCACGTCCTAAAGTTGAAGTATTGGGAAGTGGCATAACACTGTCATACGCGACCTCTCCTCCTATTGTTTTTGCACTTGCTTTCAGCTTTTGAAAACCATCATCAGTAGTATCAATCATATCTTTTGTGGCTTCGGGCATAGCAACTTCATAACCCGTTGCAATACCGCTAGGCAAGAACTTACCAATTTCATCACGCATTTTATGTGATGGTGAGAAAATTGAAAAGAAATCTTTAACTGCATTGAACATAGACTTACAAGCGTTTACCGCTGCTTTTACTAAACCTTTTACACCGCCTACAATACCGTTAATTATCCCATTCAAAACATCTTTACCAAGTTGAACCCAGTTCATATTGGTAAAAGCATCTTTTATTTTATTTATTAGGTCTTTAGCAATACTCCCCATATTGGAAAACATGGATTTTATACCACTGCCTAAGTTTTTAATTAAATTTTTACCCATAGACAACATATCAAGGTGCATTATCGTATTAAAAATAGCCGAAACAATCTCACCAGCATTTGCTATCAATGTCGGGATAGAACTTATGATCCCATTAATTAAAGTCATTACTATTTCTACACCAGCACCTAGAATTGTAAATAAGTTACTATCTATTGCAGCCCAAAAATCATTAATTATTTTTGGAACTTGTTCAATAAGCATAGGAATAGAGTTAACTATACCTTGTACTAAGCCAAGTAACAGTTTTACACCAGCATCTACAATTTTATCTAAATTAGCAATTATTGTACTTGCAAAAGTTAAAATTCCTTGAATCGCAACGGGTATTAAATTAGGTAATGACTCGCCTAAACTTGATGCAAAATTAGAAATCAAATTAATTGCAGTTTCAGCCAATATTGGTAAATTGTCTATAATTCCCATTATTAGTGACCATAATATATTAGTCCCACATTCGCTTAAAGATGGTGCTAATTCATTTATGCTGCTTAAAACAGTATTTAATATTTGGCTTGCCATTCCTATTACTTCGGGCATAGCGCTTGCAATACCGTTTAATAGGTTTGTAACAAGTTGTGAACCAACTTTTAACATTCCCTCGATACCGTCTTTTTCAAACGCCTTTTGTAACTGTTCTACTGCTTTAATACCCTCGTCTGCGATGCCTTTTAATGGCTCTTGAATACCCTCATAAATTACAATACCGAAGTTTTTTGCATTTTCTTTTAAGATATCTATTTTAGCATCAAAGGTATCCATCATCTTGTCATAACCCTCTTCGGTTAAACCCGCTGAGTTGCGCATTGCATCTAAATTGTCAGTAAACATTTGTGCACTTTCGCCCGACATTGTTAAAGCTGCTTTACCCGCTTCGATAGATGAGAACATATCTAATAAAGACTTACCGTTTTTACCAGCATAGCCACCCATTAAATCTAATATTTCATTTAATGGAACACCTTGTTTCATTAAATCTTGGAATGATTTTCCAGCGTATTTAGTTCCTTTTGTTGCTTCACTAAATGCTTTATTTGCTTGTGTTCCGCTCTTACCCAATTCAGCAAATAAACTGTTTAGTTGTGTAGTTGCTTGAGCAGTAGGCACCCCTTGCGCGGTCATTGTTGCTAAAGCTGCACTCACTTGATCAAAACCAACACTCATAGCCGCAGCCGTAGGTGTAACTTGAGCCAAACTATGCGCTAGTTCATCCACTGTGGTCTTACCTTTATTTTGTGTTTGTAGCATCATGTCAGATACGGCAGTGGCTTGATCAGCGGACATTTTATATCCGTTCATTACCGTTGTTAATGCATCCACGGCACTTTCGGTTGTAGTAAATCCAGCAGTTGCCAGCTTGCTTGACTGTTCAACAAACGATAATGAATTCCCGACATCTACCCCAGCACTTAGGGCACTGTACATAGCTTCGCTTAGTTCTACTGCACTTTTTCCCGTACTGTTGGATAACTTAACAACACCATCGTTTAACTCTTGCGTATTGACCTTATTTGTATCTACCATAGTAGACACCTTAGCCATGCTTGACTCAAACTCACTACCAAATTTAATAGCCGCAGCCGTTCCAGCGGCCAAAGTAGCACCAATCGTAGCCATTCCCGTAGCTACTATCTTAGTCATGTTAGATAATCCGTTTTTTATGCCGCTTGCATCTAAACTTGTATCAAAAATAAGACTTCCATCAGCCATAAAATCCACCTCACTTAAATTTCTTTAAGTAAAGGCTCATTGGCTCAATTTAAATTACTTTTCCATTTTTTATTTTTACGTTATTTTCATAACCACAATTTTTGCATTTTTCATATACCCCGTTGCAGTTAGCAATATTGGAATATAGAAACAATTTCTTATTACATTTTTTACACCTAAACCATACGCGCTTAGTTTCAATTTCTACCATAAAGCGCCCCCGATGTCTTCATCGCTAAGCATATAATCATCAAGTTTAAGTTCATTTTGAATTTTTCTTATACGTTTGCGTTCATCTTTGTCTTTAATAGTAGAGAGATCAACACTTCTATAATGTATTCTTTCGGTTAATTCACATTTATCAAGAGCGTTGAATAAAGCCAAAAATTTCCACCAATGAAGATCATCTTCAAAAAGATTAATATTGTACTGAATCAAAAATGCTGATATAAAATATTCAGCATCAATTTTGAAATCATATACTTTCTTTGTCTTTTTTTCATCCTTTCCATTGCCCTTAGAATCTCTAACATTGCCATTAAAAAAGTCCATTATTGATAAAAATACATTATTACTAAATTTGGGTATTTCATCAGCAAATAAACCCATTAATACATTCGCTAAATATTCATTATCAACATTTGGATTATTCAGCGCATCGCTTAGCTCGATCCAATACTTATAATCAGTGTTAATTAAATAGTCCTTACCGTCAACTGTGATAGTATCGGGTAAGGACTCATACAACAAATTAATCATTTATTTTTGATTTCTTCGTTGTGCGCGATTTTTAGGTTGTACTTTCATACGTCTTGATGCCATTCGTTCATTTGTGCGTTCATTTTCTTGAATAAGTGTCATTAGAGTCTCTTCTAATAATCTGATATTGTTTTTGTTACCAAAAAGTTTATTAGATGCACCGTTCCCGAATATTTCATCAAAAAATTTACGATAGTATTCACAAGTCTTTTTTAATTTTTCAATTACGTTTCCATCTTTTTTTATGCTTTTTATTCTATTATTAAATTTAGTGTACGCATTGTAATATCTTTCTAAGAAATCAATATCCTCAAAATCGATATCATATAATTTTTTTAATTCTTCTAGGCTCATAGGCTCACTCCTTTTTTCTATGCTTCTACAAATGTTAATGATTGTCTATCCTCGGCTACTGTTGCAATACCTTTTACTACACTTGACTTAGATTTAAATGTACCCGAATAGGTATACGCATCAGTTCCATCGCCGTCAGTTGATGGAATAACTGCATATTCACGTTTGCGCGCTTCAAATCCAGTTTTTTCGGTATCTTGTTTTGTAAAATCAACAATAACGATTTCACGTACTGCATCACTTCCCATTAATTCATCTTCGGTAATAGCTACGATATCATCGTGAACTGCGTTGTTTTCATATTGATCAAAAGCATAATCAATTGACGGACTATATCCCGTCACGTCTGTTACCTCACCATCTTCATCGACATACTGTCTAGAGTATTCTTTGGGATTTGAAGATTTAGACATGCTTGTAAATCCCGTCATTCTTTCATACTTATCGCCAACTTTATAAAATGCAACCTTTTTACTTCGTTGTACCAGCTTTTTAATATCAGCCATTGTTTAATCCCTCCTATATAAAATTCTTAATTGTATTTGATACCTTGCGGTTTCACTTTCATTTGAGAACAGATAACCGCATGACATTACTTCTATTTCTTGTGGATCACCCAATTCAATATTTGGTAAAATACCTTTTTCGTTTTGTTCTTCAATCCATGTGGCTAATTTTTCGTAGAAGTCGTTATTTTGTATGTTGTCTTTGTAATCACCACTATACTCATTTATTGAAGTAAAAGCAAACTGATACTGCCTAATTGTAGAACCATCGGTATACCGTTTTACAATTGGGTCACAAGGCAACAAATCGATTGAGTATTCAGTTGCATCAGTGCCTAAATAATCAATGTTCACGTGTCCTTTTTCTAGAAAAGGACATTTTATCATATAATCTCTAATTGCTCTTGTGGTACTCATTTAATTTGCTCCTTTGCACCTTTTAATATATCTTTCTTGTTTGACACTTTCATTCTTTCAAACCACAAGCGCCCTCTTTGATTAGAAGCACGCCCCATATAATATTGAGTCCTTGCATAAGGTGTCTTATAAATAACTTTTCCACTTCCCAACCTTGTATTAGATGATGAACTCCCCTCTAATGCTCCCGTTTTAAAAGGAACTAAGGGAGCACATCTTCTAATAACCTCACTGTCTACATACTTTTGTGCTTTTTGAAACTGTTCATTTTTCTTTTTGGCGAAATTAGTAGCAAAAATTAATTTACCACCTTTGACCGTTTGGTTAGGTGGTTGTTTAAAAAAAATCATGTTCCAAAAACCCTAATATGTTTCAGTGATCCCCGAGCGTTAATTGAAAAAGAAGTCACAATAAACGCTTCTCTATCTTTCATAATAGTTTTAGGGGTGTCGCTTTCCGTTATTTCAATATCGCCACGAACCACAATATCACCTTTTGATACTTTAATGTTGATGTCTTCATCAAGAGGTATTCTAACTTTATATATATCGCCCGATTTCAAACCACTTTCACCAATGCTTGCTTTAAAATCAGCATACCAGCTTACACCTTTGATAACCTTTGCTATATATTTATCCTCTCTTGTCTCTTCATCAAATATTCTAGAAACAATAGTTATATTAGCGTTAGTTATCATTTAAACCCCACGTACATATAACCCGTATTAGATAGGTAAAACTTGATAATAGAATAAACATTATTATTTAATTCTTCATTAGATTTAAAAGTTTGTGAAAAGCCGTCATTATTCTCACTTTGTAAATTCTTATCAATCTTATCTTGTTTAAACAATTCATCTGCAACGGCACAAATACACATCTTTAAATCTTCATCAAGTTTTTTTGGTGCGCTTGGCGTGTAATACTTAACAACATACTTTGCATTCATAATGTATTTATTAAAACGTTCTGGAGGAATTTTATTTCCCCCAAAAACGTCCAAATAATAGTCTAAATTAGGCATTACTCGGCTTTTACTGCAATTGTAGCAGTTCCGCATTTTAATGCTTTATTATCTTTATCAACTTCTACTACAACAATTTTATTACCATTGATTCCATCAATATCACTTGTACCGTCCCAATTAGTATAGCCACTTGTGCATACTTGACCAAATTGTGGTTTTGTTGGGTTAGCTGCCATTTTGATTTTATAACTGTTTCCCTCTCCTAATGCTGGTGTAACGGTTAATTTTGTCGCTCCCGTTTCCGTTCCAGCCACGGATTCTATTGTTAATTCACCTAATTGTGATTGTACTGTTTTTCTTAATAATGTTTGTTTCTTAGTTACTTTGTAGCCATAAACTTGACGTCCTTGTACTGCACTCGCACCGATGAAGTTACCCGATCCTTTTAAATCATTAACCGCAACTGGCACTTTCCAATCTTTAACCCTGTGGCACCAATTAGGATGACCGAAGATAATTTCAGTTGTTTCATCGCCATATGTACACTCAATAATGTTGTAACCAGCAATTTGACCGATAATTCCTTGTTTGATTAGTGTTTCGTTTAATTTATCCGCTGCTAAGAATTTTGGTTCATTTAATAACAACTCATAAATTTCGGGTGTTACAATTGCAAAACGACCAATTTTAGGTACTCCCAATTTAGAATGTTTAGTACGTGCTTTAGTAAAAAATGAATAAACATTATCATTTGTTAATGCAACAGTACCGCCAAATTCAGTGGAATTATCTTCTAATGTTTTCATACCTACACTATCTAAACTCAAAGCCAATGAATAGCCAGCACTGTCTAATCTATCAGCTACTAAATTGTCGGGTACTGTTTGAGCGGTATAACCATCAATTAACTCATTTACTGCTTCATCTTGATTGATTAACATATCTTCGTAGGTTGTACTGCTCTCAGTTAAGCCAGCACCTTTTGAACGATCGTATCTATTCACTTCTACTTCTGTATCACGAACGGGGATTTTAACTGCACCAGCTTTCGGGTCACCCTCATAACGATTATTAAAAACAACTCCATCTTTTAATACTAATTCATTTCTTAATTTAATATCAATTAATTTCGAATATCTCACTTGACTTTCATGTCCCATATTATTTCCTCCTAAATTTCTAAGTCTGGGTTTAATTCTTTAAAACGCGCTTCAACGCCGTCATTTTTGCTACCAGCACCGCCTTGAAACCCACCCGTATTGATTTGACCATTTTGAACTTCATCAAATAAATAGCCATCACTTTCCTTTAATGCAGTTAACTGATCCTCAAGACCCGTTAATTTTCCATCTTCCAATTTGATGTTTTTAATTTCTAATAAGGCTTTTAATGCTTTTGCGTTCTTTGGATTAGATTTAGCAATAGCAACATCTAACTCTTTTTCAAACATTAGGTTATTATATTTTTCCTCCCAATCACTGCCAGCTTTTTTTAACGCTTCAATATCAATATCTTTAAACTTAGCTAGATCATTTTCTAAAGTTGTTTTTTCGCCTTTCAAAGTATTAATTTCAGTGTCTTTAGCATTTAATTTAGCTCCCCAATCATTTGCATCGTTATTGTGCAGTTTCATGACTGCGTTTACTTGTTCTTCACTTAAACCCTCAATTTTTAATAAATCTTCTCTTTTCATTTTTCCTCCATTAACGCTTTATTTAACGTGTGAAGCGTACACGATGGTTGCTTGCCTTTTTAACGTCTTGCGCCATGACGAAGTATAAAAAAACGCCCCTAGGGACGTTTAATTATTAAATTATAAATTCTCTTGTATAATCTCTTATCAAGCCATGTTCTTTAACAAAATCACTATTGCGTTTTTGCCACTCTCTAACCTTGTTTTTATAGAAAGTGTTATCTTGACCTAAAGTGTCTACTGCATTAGCTTTTTGTTTCCATTTTCTTATAGCACGCTCATTAGCACGTTGCTGCTGCTCTAATTTATAAAGCTTTTCATTTTCTTTAAGATCATATGTATCAAACGCTCGTTTATCCCCTAAGACATAAGGATAAAATCGATGTTTACAGTTCACACCTCCTAAACCGTCTACACTGCCGTATTTGGTAGCTTCATAAAAGTTTTGATACTTGCTAGTACTGCCCTCTAGCATATAAAGCTTACCTTGCCACAATGCATGATCGGGTCGAGCATTCGGGTGACTTGATACTTCTACATAGTTAGTACCTAACTGCTTACATGCATTCAACGAATGATCATTGGCATTTTGATGCATAGTTGTTAATATATCCCGTCTTGCTACTGCTTCTAAAGACATATTAACGATAGAACCGTCTTTTCTCACATACGTAGCACCCGTAAAGCCTTTGTCTACTAACTGTGTTATCGCTTTCTTGATCTCTATATCATACGTGGAAGTACCACTAATAACACTCGAATATGCTTGATTTAAAACATCTAAATAACCTTGTCTAAATGCTTCTAATGCGTTTGTTTTAACATTCCTCAAAATAGTTTTATCAACTTTTGGTATATTAACAGTATCTTGATATTTCTTTCTTAGATTGGCAAAAAATGAGTTCTTAATAGCATTGTTATAACTGCTACTTGGCATTGATTTAATAACACTATTTGCAATACTGATTAAAGCACCCATCTTTAAGACTTTTCCCATGTACCAATCATCGTTAATATCATCATCGTTGTAGCCTTTAAGATCATTTGCTATTAGATCAAACAACTGCCCCTCAGCTTCGATATAGTCATTAACAAATTGATTTGCTAAATAAAGCATTTGCTTATCACTTAACATACTATTCCTCTATTGGTGGTTCTTCTTGCGGTTTAGGTAATCTTTTTTGAATTTCATCAACATATTTTTTCGCTTGAACAACTGTCATTTTCTTCGTTAATACAAAGTATTCTACTTTATCTATTAATCCAGCGTTATACTCAATTAGTGCTTGCTTTTTAATACTGTCGGTATCTTCAATTATGCTATCATCAAAATTAACACTAACGTTACAATCAGTGCATTTGTTTAAGAATAAGATAGCTTTTACTAAATCAATTAGTGGTGTTTCTAAAGACAGTTCATGTTTTTTAAGATTAGCGTATAAGTCGCTATCCTCGCTAATGACTTCCGTTGCAGTCTTAACACCACCTAAAGTAAATTCATATCTATTAGTACCCATACCGCACTTTTCACTTAATAAATTTAATTGAAACTGAATTGCCTTGATATGATCATCGGCTCGTAATGCTGGTGAGTAGTCTTTTACTAACTCACCGTTATCTTCTTTGTCACCGATCCAGCGAATAATATTTTCTTTTCTAGATATAACGTCTTTTTTGTTACCTTTATCATCAAAACCGAATAATTGGTTTTTTAAGAATACCATTCGACGACCCGTTATGAAATCATTGTTAAGACTGTCAAAAGCCATATCAATTTCTTTTAATACATCTATTGCATTTCCATATACACTAATCCCCATTGGACTATTAATATCATAGTTGTTAACAATATTTGGTGTAATAATTTGAAACATTGGATTTGTGGAATGAGTTTCCCATTTACCAACCATGTCTTTAATGTCTACTAATATTATTTCATCACCTTTAATTTTAAATCGATAGTTTTCTACAACATAAGCACCGTTAGGTTTAGTATGTATTTGTAAATAATATATCCTTTCTTTATCAACTACTCCAACACTCCCGAAAGCACATTCAGTAATAATACCGTTTTGCCAAGATAATGGATAAATCTTATCCGCAGTTATGTAATCTATTGCTGGTTTACCGTCTTTTATGAACTCTACAAAAGCTCCCGTACCAAAGGCAAAACTTGTTTCAATTAGCTGGTTAGCTTTCTTTCTAAAGTTATTGCTTTTCAATATTTCTTTAACTGTTATATCGCAATTCTCATCATCTATCTTAAAATCAACTTTTTCGTTTAGAAGTAAGTTCGCCCAATCTTCACAAACAGTCTTTGCCATTCCTAACTGTAAAATATTGTTTTCTACTTCACAAACCCCATTGTAAAAAGAGGATTTGTGAAATTCATCTATCTTGCATTCATACCAGTCTTTCCAATCGTCGATTTTACTATAAAAATCGGTCTCTACTGTTTGATAACCTTTCTTTTGTAAGAATGTAATAATCGCATTCAAATTTTATTCCTCTCTTTCCGTTTTTGGTAAAAACATTTTAATGTATTTCCACAATCCCATAACAAGATATCTAAATCCGTCTTGGCAATGATCGTTTTCTTTTACGGGGACTTCTTTTCCTTTGTCTAGCAAATCTTTGTTCCATTCGTATAACGACATTTCCCTTTTCAGATACTTTTGTCGCTTAGAAAACTTTACAATTTCAAATGTCATAATCTTTTGTACTCGGTTAATTCCTTTGATTACCGTATTATCAGCACCTATATAACTGATATCGGGGCATATCCGTTGTATTTCTTCTCTTAGCCCAGCAGCACTCGGATCTATGTAAACATAAATTAGTTTTTTACCCGTTAGATCCTCGCACTGTTTACGAAACTTTTTAAACTCTTTTGCATAATCGCTAGGGCTCTTTTGATGTCCGCTTTCTCGACCGCTATGGTAAAATTCATCAACACCCAATAACTGCTTATTAGCTATATCTAATCCGAAGCATTCAAATGTTGTTGCATTCATTTGTCCGTAGTCAATACCACAACCTAAAAAAGAGCAACTACTATAATCGCTCTTTTCAAAATCGTACATCATACTGTCTTTAAACATATAATAAATAAGTTCATCAAGTCCCGTACATAGACCTAACCATAGCCAATTGTACATCTTTTCATCAAGCAATTTTAATATTTCAGCACTTGCTATTAATTTCTTACCTAGCCATTTTACTGGAACGTCTCGATAATCATTATGAATATGTACGCAGTCGGGGCGCTTTTTCATAGAATTAAGCCATTCCATAATAGGTGCTTTAGGATTACGTGGAGGATTGAAGTAGTATTCCATTGTAAATAGATCATCATTTCCACGGATAAATGTTGCTTCAATGTTTGCTAACTCATCCGCTCCGTCTCCTTTATCGAAGAATTCTGTTAATTCATCAATTTGCACAAGTTTGATTGGTTTTTCTTCATCAATCATACCTTTAGTATCATCTATACTATCGTTTCCCGTGAAATAAATCGTATTGCCGTTAGGCAAGTATTTAATTTCCATTGGTGATACTGTAATCTTAAAATCACTCTTATCTAACCCTAATCGAGTAATCGCTCTTAAAACTTCTTTAAATACTGTTTTCTTTAGTTTGTTATGAAACTTTCTAATTACTACAACACTGCAATTATCGTCACTTACAATACTATTAACCGCTTTAATACCGCCCCTTGATGATTTAGTACCAGCTCGGCCACTTGTATATATCTTATGTGCTTCGCTTGTATTGAACGTACCGTGATACTTTGGAATTATAAGCTCACTTAATCTAATCTCTTGGCAAGTCATTTATAATAGTTACCTTTTCATTTTGTTTATTAATATTGGCATTGCTATACTTATCTATCACTATACCTATTGCGGTAGCTAAATTAATAATAGATGTTTTCTCGATTTTCTCTTCTTTGCACATTTCTTCAAATGCCTTATCGATGAATTTGAACGCCGTATCTCTTTTTTGATCAAGGTATTCTAACATATCCCTAGTATTTTGTTCTTTTTTCTCTTGCGCTTTTTTAACGATATCCGTACGATTGGATAGTCTCCTAACAGTATCTTTAGATACCTTATGTTTTCTTGCTACTTCCGAATAGTTTCCGCACTCAACGTAATCAGCTATTATTTGCTTTTTCTTCGCATCTGTTAAGTGTTTTGCCATTCTTCAAGCACCTCCAATATATATCTATTACGTTGTCTAATTCTTCATCATCGTCCATTTTCCCGCCCCCTTATATTATCTAAAGCGATACTACTATAGGGAGAGGTTGGTAATATCGCTTTAGATAGTAAAAAAGCAGCCATTTGACCGCTTTATAAAAGGAAATGAGTATCATATAAAGAAAACTAAAACCATGTTGTAACTCTAACAATTAGTAGCTATTTTGTGGATTAACCATTTTTCCACAATACAATAATAACATATAAATAGCCTATTTTAGTCCCAGTTTAGTCCCAGTTTGTTATTAATAGATTTCTTTATCATAGCCATCAATCGTCATTATTGGGCTTAAACATAACAGCCTGTCTAGCTTAACATATACACAATCGAGATTTCGATAAAATACCGATCTTGAATACCCGCGTTTAGATGCTAAAGCTTCCCTTACATCTGAATTATCTGGGTTATTAGAAAATATAATGCACACTTCTTTTTCATCTTCGTTTAAAACAGTTATCGCACGTTCCAGCGAATTAATAAGAAAATTATAATTGCTTATAAGAATATCGTATTGATCGCATTGTTCTATTATCTTTTGCATTTTGGCAATAACGCTACTGTGGTTCCCACCTGGCATATTATCACTTCCAATAGGAATAGCACGTTTCATGTCCATTAGTTCGTCTCTAGTTTCTTCCAAGAGCTGAACAGTGCGTTTCCATTTCTTCCAATTTTGTAGATAATACTTGCTTTCTTTCATTATGCTATGTCCTTTCTTATTAAATATCTGTTTTCAAGGAGTTTATTTGAGTATGTTACCTTTTTTATATGTTCTAAAGTATATTTATCTTCAAAAAACTCTTCTTTAATATCTCGTAGGAAACCAATATAAATTAATTTTCCTCTTCTTATATCGTGGACCCCGTATTTTTTAAGTTTTCTATATCCATAATCTTCGAAGCCAAGTTCTTTTATAAAGTTTTCATAACTTTTAAATAAACCGCATATGTAATCTAAGTCACCTCCCTCACTGTAAAATGTACCGTCTCTAGGCACACAACCGTATTTATCTACATAAGTATTTACAATCTCTATATTATTTTTTAATTTATCCGTTATTATCATTTTTCGACCTCTTTCCTTGTGGATCTTCTCCTATTACATATCCTCTAAGTTTAGGTTTAATTATTCCCGCTCGTACCTTGGTACAATGTTGTATAAAGGTTTTCGATGATTTCTTTCCCATGTATGCAGCACATTCCTTAGAACTTCCAACACATACGGGAAAATCGTTTTCATCGTATATTGCATATAACTTACTCATTTTTTAACTCTCTAGATTAGCGCATTGCACTGGGAAGAAACGGTTTTCTTCGAATTTTATATCTAATTTTTTTATTTCTTCTAAATTCTTATAAATTCCTAAATAACTGAAATACTTAGCCCCAGTGAACGGAGCTGCAAAAAATTTAATAACATACAAACATTCCTTTGCTACATTATCCCAAACCCACATATTAGGCTTTAAATCTTCGAACTTATATGGTTTAGGATTATAGACATCGCTCAATTCACAATCTAATGAATGAATTGTTCTTTCTAGTTCATCATTCGAATCACTTAATTCTTTTGCTTTATCGATAACTCTTTTTAATTGCTCATCAGCAACGCCCCAATTATGATATAACATCTTAATGTAGTCTATTAATTCATTTTTTGTTAAATTTTTTAAAGTGCTATCACTATGCAGCTTAAAGTGCTTAAATTCCGATGTATTTTCTTTTGGTTTAAAATGTTCTTCGATTAGTTGTTCTATCATATCGACATCTTTGTCAAATGCGCTTGCTTTATCTTCTCCATATGGATCATTTTCAAAATAATAATCATCGTTAACAATTCTTGCTAATGCCTTTTCACATCCTTCTTTACTATGCATCTTCTTCCATCCCCATTAATTTATCTTGTATAATTTCTAGTTTTTTTATAGCAATATCTATATGGCCCATTGCCAAAACATCCAATAAATCAATTACTTCATCAACTTCTTCTTTTATTACGTCTAAAACCTCAAAATGTTTATCGATTTTCTTTATCATTTCCTTTTTAAAACTAGGAAAATAACAACCACAAACACTATGTTTATAATTGTCGCAATCTCCACACCAATGAACTTGAACTTCGTTTAATAGTCCTAGTGCCATTTTTTTATCAAATTTTTTATCTTTAAAATCGTTACCATGTTTTTCTATTGTTGGCAAATCAAACCATTCTTTTTTATCTTTACTCGGCATTTTCTTTCAACCACTCTTTCCATTCCTTAAAGTTCATACCTACTTGCCCCATGCCTCTTACATAAGATAAGTTTTCTAATTCTTCGCATGCTTTGTCTAATTGTTTTTCTAAATCCATACAATAAGTAATAACTCTAACTAATTCCGCCACATTTTCATCTCTAAAAGGATTTATATTGCAAGATAATTCTTGCAACGCTGTACTAGCTTTCTTTTCATCGAATTTCCAATCTTGCTCATTTACCATCAAATCCACCTCTTTCCGCATTTTTTGCACTCATAAACAAACTTGTCTATTTCCATATCTAAAAAAATAGAACACATTTCTCCACCACAATTGGGGCACTTTAATTTAAAGAATTCTTTTATTTTCTTAAACATCAAATCCACCCCAGTTCCTTACATTGTTGATTAATTGCTTTCAATGTAGCTACGTCTATGCGATAATCACCCATCGTGATTTCTTTACCCGGGCCAAAAAGAAAGTAGTCTATTTCACTTATTTCATAAAGAATCATATTTTTACTTTTATAATATGTATATCCTGCTTCCTCGAACATTTCTTTAGCGGTCATTTTCATCACTCCAATCTATCCTTTGCCCGCAATGAGAACAACACTTAAATCTTTTATTATATTCAAAATCGTATATAGCACTTTCACCACAATTAGGACATACGCACAGCAGTTCATTTATACGACCATATTCATCATAAATGGTTTTTGTATCTTCATCTTCCCATGTTTTATTTAAACTTGGAATTCTAGGCGTTGCTTTATCAACCAATTCTTGTAAAGTATCAATATCACGTTCCATTGCAGTAGCTTTATCATCTTCATAAAAATCATGTGAAAAATCGTAATCATCATTTAATAACCTATCTAACGCTTCCTGATATTTTGAATCACTCATACTTCCACCTCATTATTTTATATTTCCAACTCTTAACGGGTTATAAAATTGGTTTGCAATTTCCTTTTTAACATCTTCAAGATCAATAGTTACTTTTACATTTTCACTAATATAAATATCTCTTAAATCTCTTTTTCTAATCATTGGTGCAACACAATCTGCTTTCATATCCATAGCATAATCCGCATGATGTTGTAGTGGTAATTCAGCTAATGCACAAGCTACCATTCTTTTATAATTACAAATGCTTCGTTTTTTACACACTTTACATTTTGTTGCTAACATTGTTAAAAATCTCATTATTTAAACCTCCTCATCTTGTGGCATTTCAAAAATCGGTTGTACTCCGACACACGGGATATTTTGACCAATTCCATTTCCCCAACTAACAAACTTAGTGTTACTTTTAATTATTTCTGTTTGTATCATATCCAAAACTTTAACTGCTTTTTCTACCGACGAATAATAACCCATTGGAGAGTAATGTTCTTCATTATTTCTTAATTCATAATTAACTAAAATATTATAATTATTGTTATCGCAACCCACATCAAAGGATTTGCACAACAACAATGATTTTTTATCTTGACTTCTAATCCAAATTTCCATCTTCAATTACCTCCTCATAGGTTTGTTCAAAAATATCTGGCTTGCATGGATAAAATTCCCCTTGTATACCTTTAATAATGTAATCACCATAATCAACTCTCATTGTTCCTTCTAGCGTGTCGATTGCAATATCAACTAGCATTTCCTTTAACGTCCTCTTTATATCAAAAAGTTCCACACATTCTTCGATCAAATCACTACCAACAAAATTACGTATTTCTTCTAAATTACTTCCCGTCCACCGAACTGCTTCCACAACTACAGGTTTCTTTCTATATTTAGGCATTATTTAATCCTCCTTTCATGCGTACCCGCACGTTTTTCCAATCAAATACACTTCTTGTCCACCATAATTGTTATATCGATAAATTTCACCGTGTAACGGACCCTCGACAATAATTAAATAATGTCCGTCTTTATTTAAACCGTCTAACACCTCTTCTAAAGAAAAATATGGTTTATCCAAAAGTAATTCATTATTTTTAATTACTTCATCATTAAATTGATCAATAACTAATAAATTTTCCATTCCAACTGGACTAATTAATATGTCCGCTGGATTAACTTTTTTCATCTTGCATTACCTCGCAATTAGCTAGAATATTATCAATATTCCATGGTTCTTCATCTTGCCATTTAACAAAATTAAATAAATTATTAAAATTTACTTTACTCCATCTTGCACTGGAATTGCACCATAAAGTGCCGGTTTTATGTGGTGCAATATTGTAAATGATAAGCGTTCCATTCTTATCTCTTGCAATAAAGTTGTATCCATTTTCCTTAGCAACTTTTAAATATTCATACTCAAATCGAGTAAGTTTAATCGGTTCTTTATATTCTTCTAATAAATCCATAAGTGACAATCTTAAGCATTCTGAACACGTAAAACTGCTACAACTGTTCTTGTTATCGTGCAAATTTGTCGTAATCTGATGTAACCAACATTCGAGATAATCATCACTGTTAGTGTCATGATTTTTAATCTCGTCTTTAATCTTTTCTATCTTTAACATTTCTAAATACCTCTTTTACTATATTCGTTTTCTATCTTAGCAAGTTAGCATCTAAATCTAACCTTTTTCGTGTTCCTAAAACTACGTAGCCATCTTTGCAATATTCGGGGTTATTTAGAATATAAGTCACTTCTACATGGATAAAACGCCCCGTGTAATCTTTGTAAAATTCTTCTAAGCATAAAATATCGCCCACTTTAAAACTACGGTCATTTTTTCTAACCTCAAAATTCTTTTTATCAGATAGCTGCATTTCAAAATACTGCGGTTTTGTTTTTAATGGTATTACTTTCATTTATATGACACTCCTTTATTTAAATTGAGTTAAAAACTCGTCTAACTCGTCCATATCAACATCATCATTGCTAACAAGTTCATTTTTAATTTGTGATTGTTGGTAATCTTTATTTAAATTAGTTATAAGCGATGTTTTAAAGTATGATATACGATTAGCTACTTGCTTTGTACTCATTTGTTTTAGTACGTATTCGCTCTTTATCGCTACATCTACTGCGTTATATAGTTCTAGACATTCTAGGATAACACTGTCTATCAATACAACTTCATTTTGATTAATAAGGTTGTTTTCAAACAATCTTTCTGTAATATAATGAATAGGCTCTTTTGGCTCTTGTTCATATATTTTTTTAACCACTTCAACCTTAACTTGTTTGTTTGTTGCTCTCTTTGTTGGCTTGCTAGTTGTTTCTTCACTACTGTTTTGTCGAACATCATACCCAACAACGGTTATAATTGTATATTTGTTTGTTGTTTTCTTTGTTAAATCGTTTGAGTCTATTAATTTATTAATAGCAGTTCTAATCTCTTGTGGTGACATTCCTAATTCTTCGCTTAATTTTTTATATGTAGTTACAAAACTTCCACGTCCAATAATTTCGCCTTTCCAATTTTTAGGTTTAAAGTTTGCTGAGAGTAGACAATGTAAATAAACATCTTTCACATTTCTATCACTATAAAACTGCCAATTCAGAAAACTTCTATATAATCTTATGTATGTATCATTATCCACTTCAACAACTCCTTTACTAATCAGATAAGAAAGAGTAATTTACTACTCTTTCTTTAGATCAATCATTATTGGCTCTTTTGGTGGTTCAATTTCACCATCTATATTCAGTTGGCCCGATAATATGCTTGACGGTTCTTGAAGTACAAAGCCAATCACTTCACCGTCTTTATCACGTTTAATTTGATTGTAAACATGAATATCATCAGTCTTTTTAGGGCTAACCTTAGAACTAATAATCGGTTTTATATCCATTTCTTTTTTATCGTTTTTCGGTGTGAACTTAAGTTTTAAGTTAATTTCTCTAGGTTTATCATCAGTTGCTACATCAGCTAGATTAACCATTACTTTAGCCAATTCGCGGTCAAGATCCCTAATAATTGAACCGTTATTTATATCTAAAATACTTCTTGTATACTTAGTCTCCATTTGTTCCGCTCCTCCTATAATGCCAATACTACTTTTTCTCTAATTTCTTTTGGCAATTCAGCTTCTAAGAACTGCTTGATCAATCTTTGCACTTCTTTTTCGAAATATCCCGTATCAGCTACGAATAAAGCACATCTACCTCTATCGTCTACACGTAAGTTAAATTTACGTTCTACTTGGATTAATTCGGGATATGTAGAAATTGGCACTAATTTAACAATCGGGTTAATAGTTACTTGACCCGCACCGCCAGCGAAAACATCACTTTCTACAATGATTTTTTTACCAATTCCATTATCTTCTTGGTGAACTGTTTTTGAATTATATAAATTACTAATTGTATTGATTAAAGCATTAGAGTTTTCGGTAGCCTCATAGCAAGTATTAACATTAATAATCATGCGTTCGGGGTCTACAAATTCATTTAAAATTAATCTTGGCACAATTGGTGTACATTCAATTAACTCTTGGCGTACGTATGTATCATCTACACTTGTTCTTACGATTATTTCATTTCCCGTAGCTTCTACAATCAATGGTAACTTAACATTTAAATAATCAGCTTCTACACTAATATAAGATTCGATCATTTCAACTAATCCATTCAATGAATGCACTCTTACTAAATCAATACTCGGCGTAACAATCCTTTTTAAGTTACCACCAAATTTGTAATAATTCATTTTTTTAATCTCTACTTGTTCTAATTTGTTTTCTTCTCTTGCGTTCACTAATTCTTCAATTTTTTCAATAGCTTGTTTAATCATTTTTTTCTTTCCTCTTCTTTCTATAAATAGTTTTTATAATATCGTCTAAACCACTCGGCTTGAGTGTGAGTTTCTAAATATTTAGCTTGTGCTACACGCTTTAGTCTTATCCTAGTTTCTATACTCCTATGAGCAGAGTAAGGCGCTATGCGATGACAATTAGCGCATAGCCATACTTTTAGCCCATCTTCTTCACATTTCTTCCTATCACTCCCATTCAAACAATGGTGATCTTCTAAATTTAAAGTTGTACCGCATAAGTAACATACTTTAGTGTCTTGAATAACCGTTTTCAATCAACTCTACCTCAATTCTTGGATACTCCTTATCGACTTGTACATCATGCGAAATTTTATTTATATACTTTTGTCCATCATCAATCAAAATTCCTTGTTTGACTAACGCATCTTGAATAAATTTTGTTGCGAAAGTTATGTTATCTACATCACGCCGTTTATTTTTTTCATACCACGTAATCTTTAGTTTAATAGGATATTTTTTTATCTTATTTAGTTGATATCTCTTTATAGCTTCTATTACGATAGATTCGTTTTTAAGCTTCATTTGACTGCCTTTGTAACGGTTAGACCGATTGGCGCTTGTATATTCGTTAAGTCCATCTAAACGCCCATAGATAATAAACTCACTCATTAAATAAATCCCTCATTATTACGGGTTTAGCTTTAGCGGTCAAACTCCTATAAAATTCTACTGCGCCTTGTTCAATCGATTTATCGCATCTATAAACCCTACATATATTTGGTCTATCTTCATAAATACGACAACGGCTATTGCTATCAAGCATAGGACACGTCATATCAAATCCATTCAACGGTATGTGATATGATGGTTTTAATTTTCTTTTCTTTATGATCTTCTTAATTTTATTTTTTTCATTGTTGGTAAGCGGTAGAATGTTTGAACAACACCCACCGCATTTACTGCAGCTCCCGTTTTTTAGGTTACATACCATATATATCCCCCTCCAATGTCGGTATATTTAACTCATTACACCAGCTTATTGCAGTATCAATTAACTTGTTCATTTCATCGGTCGTAAACGTAGATGAACCGTAATAGCATTGGAAATAAGCATAATCTTTATTAACATCATATTTAATCAGCTTAACAACTCTAAAGCATTTCTTTAAATCATTCTCAGCTTCCGACAGTACTTTTAAAACCTCATATTTTGCTTTAGATTCATTCAATAGTTTTATGTATACGTCCAAATCATCCTCGTCCATTTTCAAGGCTAGTTCATGTATCAAGGACCATAAATAAGCATTTTGGTTTAATGATCTTTTTGACCTAGGTTTTTTTATTTCAAGTGAATACAACTCTTTTTCCAATTCCTCGGTGTTAGCTTTAGAGTTGTAATCACTTATTGCAAAAGTTATTTCTAAATTGCCCGTATCGGGGTTGATTACTCGATGATGATATCTGGCTAAAAGTTTCATCATTAAAACTGTAGATCATCTTCCATAATGTCATAGGTGTTAAAAGAGTTATCAAACTCTTTTTCTAGATTAACTGCCTTTAAATCATCAAACCTTGGGTCTTTAACATCATACTTGTTCTTTGGTTCTTCCTTTGGTTTAGTTTCCAAAAACTGCACACTATCGCAAATAACTTCAACTACATTTACCTTTTGCCCTTGTGAATTGTCGTAACTGCGTGTTTGGATTCTACCCTCCACGCCTACCAAACTTCCTTTAGAACAGTATTGGTTTACATTTTCGGCAGGTTTACGCCACACGACACAATTAATAAAATCCGCTTGTTGTTGACCATCTCTGCTTGTAAAATTACGATTTACCGCTAAAGTAAATGATGTAACCGCATCACCTTGTTGTGTTCTTCTTAATTCGGGGTCACGTGTCAACCTACCAACTAAAACACTTCTGTTTATCATCTGATCGCCACCGCCTCTTCTTGATAAAATTCCACTCCGGGTATTTCAAAATTTCCTTGATACACTTTTGCAATATCATTCAATACCGACATATTGATTTCTCTAATCATTGTTGTACCAATTTTAACGGGGACTTTATCATCGTCAACAATTCTTGCTTTCCATGTTTTTCTAATATGAGTACCTTTTAATTTTGGCACTTCCTTAACCACTTCCAATGAAATACCGTATTTTTCTTCTTCCTCTTTGATTCTTTTTTCTTGTTCAATTCTTTCAAGTTCACTTTTCTTCATGTAGTCGCCAATAGCACTTTTAATAACTGTTTTAGCATTTTCATACGGCTTTAATGCATCTTTTTCTTTTCCCAAAATTTCTTTTTTTTGTTTATCTAAATCTTGTTTTTGTGGTTTATATTTTGCTTTGATTTCCTTGATTTGTGTGTTTGAGTATTTAGCTAACTCATTTGCTAATTCAAGTTGATTATCGCTATTGATAACCAACGAGTTAACAGTATGTATTTGTAATTCTAATTGCTCCCTAGTTAATTCCATTTTGATTAGCTCCTTGTTGTTCCTTAAATTTTTTTATTAAACTTGCATATGTACTATTTAACTTGTCTATATCTTCTAAAGCTAACTCGGTTGTGTCTTGAGTTCGCAAACCTGAATATTTAAATACCAAATTACTTAGCTTCCCTCTAAAATCGATTCCTAATGTATCCATTTCGCATACTAGACTAGCATTGATCTTCATTACATTCGTTATATCTAATTGTGGCTTTATTTCTTGCGATTTAGTTTCTTGGATTGTCTTTTTACTCATTAAAAACCTAACATTTCCATTTTCATCAATTAATTCCAACTCAACAATTTTTTTATTTTCATACTCGATTTTTGAAACTGAAAGCTTTAAATAAGTTGATGGTTTTCTACCTTGCGATGCTTCTTTAACTTCATCGTTTCTAAGGTTAACGAAAATAAACGGTGCAGTGTACAACTCTCTACCAATTCCCCAGTTAACACAAGCTCTCTTAAATGCATCACTTGCTTGCCCCTTTTCTTTTTCGGTGTTACTTTCTACCCCAACATCTTGCTTACTGACCCATTGACCGCTGGCATCATCAAAAATAGACACAGTACAAAATAAATTGTTGTTAACGACTTCATGCTCTCTTTTCCATTTTAAACAACCAACCGTTTCATCAAGGATAGTCATATCGCATCGAGCATCTTTATATAACAAGAATATTGCATAATAGCCATTATTATTTTGTCCCACTCTTTGAACTCGCACATCAATTTCATCAGCTTTTAATTCTCTAAATTCCATTTTTACCCCTCCAGTTCTTTAATGGTATTTTGATAATCTTCTATGCCCTCTTGGATATCATCCAACAGAGAGTTAAATACTTCTTTCAAATTTGTTGCTTTGTTGTTTCCATAGCCGATATTTAATAAATCTTTAGAAATACTTGTCATGCAAGTTATTACATCGTCTACGGTTTCTTTATACTGTTCTAGATCGTAATACATCGCTTGTAGTTCAGCTAATTTCTCATTAGCGTTTCTAAGTTCCATAAATCTTTTCATATCGCTTTGACTAGCGGTATTTTTTAAAGCGTATATATTTGCATCTTGTAATCTTGCTATATCACTTGCTTGTTCTAGTTTCATTTTTATTTATTCCTTTCGTTATACATTTCTACTACCTTGTCACGATCCTTAGTTACAAGTTTTAGATTGCTTGTTAGATTTACGATTAAGCAACTTTGATAAATAGCTAATGCAATCGACATAGCTAACATAACAATCAAAATTTTTATTAATGTTTTATCTTTCATTTACCCATTCCTTTCGTATTGATTTTTAAAACGCACGTTAGTGCTTTTATCTTTTATCTTTATCTATATCATTTATTTAATTATTAGTATGCTTGTTGCAAATCGTGTTTTTTGTTTGTTGTTCGTTTGTTATACTCTTTGTTAGCAATTCATCAAAAACTTACTCTCACTAAGGTTTCAGCTTGTTAATTTGTTTGTTGAAAATTAATAATTTTGTTTGTTATTTGTTTGTTGCTATATTCGGTTTTACCGAAATGTAGTTTCTATTATTCCGACAATAATATGTGATAACACGATTAATACTCCTACGATTGTAAAGAAGCCACGTCCCGATAATTTATCCATGTTTGACACTTCCCCTTGTTTGTTTTATAATTTTCTTGGTTTCATTAATTAGGCGACTTTGGACGAGTCGTCTTTTTCTTTTCTAAATGCTAAAATCAATTTGGTTATATCATCGAAAGGTATACCATACTCTTCTACGATGATACCTATAGGAATTTCAGCGGTTTTATATTTCAAGTTATATTTATCTTTTAATTTTCTAATCATCGCATATAAGGTGTTATTCGTTCTCTCTGGGAAAATAAGAGATAATATTTTAACGTTTAGCAAACTCAATCACCTCTTTACTTCTATAGATTTTGCAATCTTCATAAATTTGATATGCACGTCTCATTAAATTATCGATTGTATCGTTAATTTCTTTATGTGATGTACAAGCGAAATATCCACCCGTTGATCCAGATACACTCCCGATAAAGATAGTAAATCGTGGATTACTTCTAATGTTTTGAATCACCTTTCGCATTGATTTATCGCTCCTTATTTGAGGGAAATAAATCCTTAGTTGACGATTTTTAATCATGTTTTCTTTACCTACATGGTTTGTAATAATGAAGTTATAGACTTTTTCTTCAATATCCATAATGACACTCCTTTCTTTAATTTCACTCCGTGCTATAATTAGCGTTGAGGAGGTGAAAATAAAATGCTTAAATCATTTGACGAATTTAAAGCTTCTTTAACTCAAGAACAAATCACTTACATAAATACGACTAGCGATAAAGACCATAAGTCATTAAGAATTGATTTGACTGAACCTAATGCTATGAATGAAATTGCTGCTTTTATAGCGGGTCAAAGTTTCACTATGAATACCCGTCTTCTTGAGTTGTATCATGCGTGGCTTTCCGAACAGATTTAGCCACTTTACTGCTATCTATTGTAACGATTAGACTTTTAGATTGTTTCTTTCCTAGAGAAGCAATCTTTTTCTTTATCCATTTAATGATATCCATTACTTACTCCTTTCTTTATCAACTTCACTATTTGTGTGGTAGTCTTGCAAAAAAATATCACCTATATCTACTCCTAAAATATCGGCAATCACTTCCATTTTGTGGCAACTTATTCTTGATGGATATTTCTCAATTATAATATACCGTTGTCTCGAAATTCCTAGTTTATCTGCCATATTTTGTTGGGTCAAGTTTCTTCTTGCCCTAATTTCTTTCAATGTGTATTTCAACCTATCACCTCCCGACACAAACATATTACCACACATATTGTGAGGTGTCAATATATTTATTACTAAATGTGTGGGTTTTTGTTTACTTTTTGTGAGGTTATATATATAATTAAAGATGTGATGGAGGTGAAATCATGAGTTTTATCGGTAAAAATATTAGATATTTGAGAAAAAATAAAAAAATGTCTCAACCCGATTTAGCAAAAAAACTTAATAAATCGGAGTCGACTATCCAAATGTGGGAAACTAATTATCGTTCACCAACAATGGGAACCGTACAACAAATCGCTGATATATTTGACGTGCCTATAAACGACTTAGTAAATGTTGATTTGGAAAACTATAAGGAAGTTGATAAAAGCACTTATTATGGAGACTATGACGAGGTAGTGGAATATCTTAAAGATAATCCTGAGCATCTTGACGTATATAAGAGAATTTTAAACGATGATCATTTTGCATTACTGTTCGACAAAACAAAGGACCTAACACCAGAAGAAATAGACGTTATCATTAGCGTTATTATTGGGTTACAAAACGGGAGAAAATAATAATGGAGGTAAAAATATGGAGGTCGACGAACTATTAAAGATGAATTTTGAGGACTTTTGTAGATTTAACAATATAATAATAAGTTTCGATGATATATTACCCACTAAGATAAAGGGTATGTGTGTACATAATGACGAATACTACGAAATAATCCTAAATAGCAAACAAGCAATAAACATACAAAAAGAAGCGTTACTACATGAATTAGTACACGTATTAAAAGACCATTTTTCGCACGATTGTACACTTACGCCCGAAGAATGTGACAAAGAAGTAGATAAAATCATAGATAAATTTAAATTTGAAATAGCATCTTGTTTTGATTTATCTATGTTTTAAATAAAAAGAAAGGATAATCATAATACTGATTAAAAGGGGATTTTAAAATGGGATTTAAAGACAAACTTAATAATTTAGCAAGTAGTGGTAAAGAAATGATGGCTAATGAAATGGCTATTATTAAAAAGCAAAAAAATGAGTTAAGTGTGGCACTAACTTTAAACGAAGGTAAAGAAATTACGGGAAATATGCTTTCTAATAATGTTAAACTATGGCGACAAAGTGATGGATTGGTATATTTTAATAATCGTGTTGAAAACCTGTATACTGTAGTTGATTACATTTGGGACGGTCCGATAATTAAGACAATTACAAAAAGTGAAACTACTGGAACTGAAAAAGGCAGCAGCAAAAGAAAAGGTAGAGTAATTGGCGCCGTTGTAGGCACTGCGGTGCTTGGACCATTAGGAACCGCGATAGGCGCTGGACATGGTACGGGTAACAAAAAATCTAAAAAGAAAATCCAATCAAACACAATTACATATGATGAAGATATAGAGGTAGATGCACAAGCAAGGTTAAAACTTTGTAATGTTGAAACGGGTGAAATTTCTACTATTGGATTTTTATGTAATAGTGAACTAAATTCTAAAATTATCAATTTAATTCCAAACGATTTTAGCCAAAATAAGCAAATTGAAAATGATGGACCTATTGATATTGAGGTTGCCGAGGTTGTAAGCGATCCTTACGAGGAACTAAAAAAGGTCAAAGAATTATTAGATATGGGGATTATTTCTCAAGAAGAATTTGACACAAAGAAAAAAGAATTACTAGGATTATAAAATAAAAAAGATCACTGCTATGAACAGTGATCAATAGTGATACGGCAATATCACTTTACGTAAAGTACAACTCTTAAATGTCCTTTTACGTACTCAATTTTAACATAAGAGCGCGTCTAAGGCAAATATAGAAAGGACGGGCTTTTTATTATGGCAAAAGAATACAAAGTTAAAGAGCTTAAAAACGGTGAAAGAAGATACGTATTCGATGTGAATATAGGCTATAGAGCGGACGGCAGCAGAATTAGAAAAACTGTTACATCCAAAACTATAAAAGACGGTAGAAAAAAAGTAGCTGAACTATTGCTAGATAGGACGAATCAAGTCGTTGTAGCCAAAGGACTACTTTTTAAAGATTTATATGATGCATATATTGCCGATTATAAAAATAAAGGACGTTCCCCCTCTACCGTTCGTAATGTTGCTTTTTCTTATAGAAAAAAATATGCAAGATTTGAAAACGTAAGAATAACAAAAATAAATGATTATGATTTAATTGAATGGATTGAAGATTTAAAAAAAGATTTATCACCTAATACGGTTAGAATTCGTGAGGGAGCATTAAGTGCATTCTTTAATTGGTGTATAAGAAAAAAGGCGCTTGATCGAAACCCCTTTGTTTATATTGATAAAACTAAAACAACCAAGCCTAAACTTGAATTTTGGAACGAGGCACAGTTTAATCAATTTATTTCAAATGTTTCGAACAAAAAACACAAGATTGCTTTTTGCACCCTATTTTATACTGGATTGCGAAAGGGAGAATTTTGCGGACTTAGCCTATCCGATTTAGACGAAGATAAAAATGAATTGCATTTATCACATACAGTAAAAAATACTAGCAATGGTCTTGTTGTGTCTACAGAGTTTAAAAATGAGCAATCGCGGCGAATAGTACCAATTCCCGATTGGTTGACCCCAAATTTAAAAGAAGTCTTAAAAAGCGAGGAATACCCCTACAGAGAGTATTATACATATTTAAACGTTTTGTTATCTAGATACAATGACCCTGCTCTACCAAAAATAAGTATACACGGTTTTAGGCATAGCTATATATCTATGTTAATACATGCTAATGTTAATCATTATACTGTTTCTAAAATAGCGGGACATAGCAAAACAAGTACAACCCTAGATATCTATGGTCACCTCTATCCCGACGAACGTAGACAAGTAACAACAATTTTTAGTGAAAGAAAAAAGGTACTCGAATGAGTACCTTAGAAAGCATTTGGGAGTAAAAAGGAGTAAATTCCTCTCAAAACCCTTACGAACTATACAATGATAATTATAATGGCTACGTAATTTTGAGCATAAGTATATAAAATTTAATAAATTTGATTACAAAAATAAGCTATTTTATAGTAAAAGCATACTCATTTTAACCATTCTAATTTAATTTGGGAGTTTTTTGGGAGTAAAATTTACTTTATTCAATAATACTATTGACATATTAGTACCAATATGTTATTATATATATGTAAGGAGGGAACGATATGGATAAGAAAACAATTAAAGACTTGCTAGAAATTCTAAGTTCTATAATCCAACTTGCTACGGCGGTTATAGTTCTTAAATCAACTACCAAGTCTAAGAAGTCCAAGAAACGCAAGAGGAAATAATCCTCTTGGTTTCTTACCCACTTACATTATACCATAATTTAGAAAGGAGTAAACATTATGAATAACAAACAAAAGAAAAGCATTTCATTATTATTACTCTTATTATCTTCTACGACTTTAGCTACTTCCAACAAAGATACATTTTTAGGGATAACAGCATCTGCCCTTTCTATTGTTACTTTTATTATAAGTTGTATAACACTTAAAAAAATATCAAAGGAAAATTTAAAATGAGTGAAAAAAAATTCGATCAAACAAAATATATAAACGAATGGGCAAAAGAAAACATGAAACAGGTTAAAGCTAGTTACAAAGCTGAATTTGTAAAAGAGTTCAAAGAAGCCTTGAAACTTTTGAATGATGGCAAACCTAAAGAAGAACAAATAAGCCAAAGCGATGTAATAAGAGAAGCGATGTTGCAAGTAATTAAAAAAGCGAAAAAAAAATAAAAAAGAACACTACTCCCCAAGCGGATAGTAGTGTTCTTTTTTATTATAGATTTTGACATAAGTATGTAATATAGATGTCTAATAAATTATACTCATTTGGATTGTATAATTTCTGTCTCTTATACACATCTCCGAGCCCACGAGACAGGCAGAAATCTCGTATGCCGTCTTCTGCTTGAAAAAAA